GCAGCAGATTGATACGCTGCAAGCTGAAAATGCGCGATTGCTTCCGGATGCCGAATACGGACGCGATCTGCAAGCATCGAACGGAATCACAACGACAAGCATTGCCAAAGAATTTTGCATGTCGGCACGTGCTCTGAATGGGCTGCTGCATGGCCTTGGCATTCAGTATAAACAGAGTGGACAGTGGCTTTTGTACAGCCGTTATCACGGTAAAGGCTTAACCGCCACAAGGACAATCCCGATCACGCGCCATGACGGCCGCAAGGATGTAAAGCGCGAGACTGTATGGACAATGAAGGGACATCGCTTTATCTGTGACAAGTTGGCAGAGCAGGGAATTTTACCGAATGAGCAGAGCGCGGAAAGCTGAATGAACAGCTTGTCCAGCCAATAACATAAAGAAGGAGGGGATAGCATGAATTTATACGCACAAATCGTTGAAATTGCGCTCCGGCGCAGCCCAGAAGCGGTGAATTACTTGTATAGGAGCAGGAATGGCACAGTATATGCATTTAGCCATGACGGGAAACTGATTGGCCCATACACAGGCGCCGTCGAGTGCGACATCATGATGCCCCCAGAGCTGGAACGGATGGTGGAGGAAGTAACTGTATGAAGGACATTATTGCCGTAACGCTTGCTACGGCAATCACGCTGGCGATTTATTATGTAGCCTGCATGGCAGTAATTGCTTTGTTGGCGAGATTAGGAGGTATTTTATGATTACATTCATTTCGGGTATGGCGGCAGGAGCCGCGATGCTGACAGGGCTTTTCAAAGTGTGCAGCGTCCGCTGGGAGCGGATGGAGCGCAACAGACGCCGCCGTGCAAAGCGTGCGGCGCAGGACAAGAAGAAGCAATACGGCTTCTGCGGAGACATCCGCAGAGATAATACGTGGATGCAGGAGACCACGCGTCTGTAAACAAAAAATGCACCCGGTGCGGCGGATGCCGCAACCGAGCGCAAGACATACAAACATACGCATGGTTTATACGTATACACATATTGTAACAGGAAGGACGAAGGAAGTCAATGAAAAGTATCAAAATCAACAGAATTGAAATCGAGAATTTCAAGGGCATCCGGCAATTGACACTGAATCTGAACGGGTGCAGCGCGTCAATTTACGGCGATAACGCAACCGGCAAGACAACGGTGTACGATGCGCTGACATGGCTGCTGTTCGGCAAGGACAGCCACGGCAACACGAAGTTCAGCATCAAGCCGCTGGATGCAACTGGCAACACCACGCTGGGCGTTATGCCGACTGTTACCGGCACGCTGGATATTGACGGCGCAGTGTTTACCCTGCGCAAGCAGCTGCGGGAAAAGTGGGAAAAGCACCGCGGCGGTGCAGAGAGATACGCGGGCAATACTGTTGATTATTATATTGACGATGTGCCACTCAAGGAAAAGGACTATAAGGCCCGTGTGGCTGAAATGGTTGACGAGGAAGTATTTCGTATGTTAACCAGCGTGCACCGCTTTTGCAGGGATGTTCGATGGCAGGATCGGCGCAAGGTATTGTTTGACCTGGCTGGCATCGTATCGGATGATGAACTGCTCACGGATCCGGCATTTGACGAGCTTCGGAAGGAATTGAACGGCCGCACGGTGGATGATTACCGCGCTATGCTGACCAAACAGCGCAAGGACGCGAACAGCAAGCTGAATCTGCTCCCAGCACGCATTGATGAATGCGAGGGACAGCTGGATACCTTGCCTGCATCTTTTGATTCTGCGGCGCGTGACGTGCTGGAAAAGCAGCTTTCAGACCTGCGCGGACAGCTGGCAGCACTGGACAATGCCGAAGCACGCAATGCAAAGCGCAATGAAATCCGAGAGCAGGAATTGAAGCTACAGGAGTTAAGCGCCGAAAACGAGATGCACCGGCGCAGTCAAGATGTACCGGTCATTGACGAACGGCCGGCAGTACAGCAGGAAATTGACCGGTTACAGCATGAAAAGGCTGCTGCTGAATCGGAAATCGGACGCTTGAAAGCAGCGAACGAAATGTCAGAAGCACGGCTTGCAGACTATCGGAAACGCTGGTCAGCAGAACATAAAAAAGTGTACAAGCCGGGTGTTTGCACTACGTGTGGTCAGCCGCTTCCGGCAGAAATGGACGCAGCAGCGCACAGAAAGTTTGATGCGGACAAGAAGGCGGCACAGGATAATCTGGTTGCAGACAGTCAGATTATCAAAGGCCAGGTCAAGAGCAACGGCGAGCGAATCGCCGAACTGGATGACCATTTGCGCGAGACCGCGAAACTGGTCACAGACAAAACAGCACAGCTTGCGGCCATGAAAGCTCCCGAACCGGTACATATTGAGGATTTGCCGGATTTTGCGGCACGGTGTGCGGCAATTTCACAGCGCATTGCAGAGCTGAAAGGTGAATTGTCAGCGTGGGACGAACATGCAAGCGCAGAAAAAGACGAGCTGCGCGAGCGGATTCGTGATGCAGAACAGCAGAAAGCACAGCAGGACGCGCTTGCATCGAAGGTGCAGTTGCGGAAGGGAATTGAAAAACGCATCGCGGAGCTGGAAAACGAACGGCACGCAAAGGCGGCATACATTGAACACATTGATTGCATGCTGGATCTGTGCGAACAGTTTATCCAGGAAAAGGTTGAGCGCGTGTCTGTGGCAGTCAATGGACGGTTTCAGCTGGTTTCCTTCCGGCTGTTCACGGAAGCAATCAACGGCAGCTTGCAGGATTGCTGTGATCCGGTTGTTAATGGCGTACCATACGGCGATTTGAACAGCGCAATGCAAATCAATGCCGGCTTAGACTGCATCGAAACGCTGTCGGAATTTTACAACGTGCATGTACCGCTCTTTGTTGACAACGCGGAGAGCGTGACAAATTTATACAACATGGATACGCAGGTTATTCGGCTTGTGGTGTCCGAAAACGATACTGAATTGAGGTGTGAAGTATGAAGTTAAAAGACAAGATCAAGCCGAGCGATCCACCGCTTGAAGAAGACATGTATGACGCAGTTTGCGTTATGGTAGTGGACATTGGGCAGCAAATTGACCAAAAGAGCCAGAAAGTTAAAAATCAAATCGTTTTTGTATTTGAAATTCCATCGGAAACCGTAGAACGTGACGGAGAGATGGTGCCGCGTCAACTGAGCCGTTGGTTTACATATACCGCGAGTGATAGAGGTGCATTAAAGCCTGCGCTGACCTCATGGTTGGGGAAAACCAAAATGAGTGAAGCTGAAATGCTGGAATTGGAGTTGTTTGACTTTGCTGGAATGGGGTCTCGCTTGCTCGTAGGCATCAACGAAAACAACCGGAACAAGATCGAGAGCATCAAGCCGCTGAAACGAGGAAGCAACACACCACAGGCACATAGCCCAATTATCACCTACGACATTGACGAGGACGGATTTCAAGGATCCAAGTGGGAAACCCTGCCGGAATGGCTGCAAGAAACCATCAAGAAGTCCGAGCAGTATCAGATGGCATTGCCGGATGAAACTTTGGACATGCCTGCAAGCGCTGAAACCGAATCGGATGGAGACGATTGCCCGATATGATATTTCAGAGCTTAGCAAGTTCCAGCAAAGGGAACGCTTACAAAGTTGTCGGTGAAAAAACTTCCATTATGCTGGAATGCGGTTTGACGTTCAAAAAACTGTCGTCGTTATTTGAATATCGGCTAACAGAGAATGCGGCGTGCTTTATTACACATGAACACGGCGATCACAGCCGAGCGGTAAAGCAAATCATGAAAGCTGGAATACCGGTATATATGAGCTTCGGAACCGCAAGAGCATTGGAGCTGCCGGATGCTGAGATTATTGATCCCGGCATTCCGGTTTCCATCGGCGATTTTCGTGTTATGGCATTTCCGGTAAACCATGATGCAGCACAACCAATAGGGTTCTTAGTGGACGAAATCGGAACCGGAGAACGGCTATTTTTCGCTGCTGACACTAGAAATTTGAACTATGTAATAGCGAATCCAACACAGATTGCAGTCGAATGCAATTATGAAGAAAGTTTGCTGGCACAACAGACGAAAATCCCTGAAAAGCGAAAAGATAGAATCCGTCATAGTCACTTTGAAGTACGCCATGTAATAGCGTGGCTGCATAAGCAGGATTTATCAAAGACAACGGATATTTATTTGCTGCACTTATCAGCTGTAAACAGCAGAGCGGCAGCGTGGAGAAGTGTATTTGAACGGGAATTTCCCGGTATCAATATTCAAATTTGCAAGGAATGAAAGGAGAAAAACAGCATGTTAAAAGTCAACATGAAAACGGGCGAGACCGAACAGTGCAGCTTGCTTGATCTGATGGAAGGAGGCATCAAGGAGCTGGCTGACCGCGATTTACAGCGCGTCTTAGAGAATCTGAAAGACGTGAACACCGATCCGAAGAAAGCGCGCAGCATTTCAGTGAAGTTCACATTGACCAGCGATGACGCACGCGATGCTGTCAACGTCCGTGTGCAGGTGGACAGCAAGCTGGCACCGGTCAAGCCGCAGGAAACCACGATTGACGTTGGATACGATTCAGGCCGTATTGTGGCTGTAGAGCGTCCGAAGATGACGCCAGGGCAGATGCGCCTGGACGAGACAGGCAATGTAACGCCGATTAAGGCAAGAGCGTAATGGAGGTAACGATTATGTTGAAGGAAGCAATTGAGAAAATCGTAGAGATGGCGCAGCCGAACATTGTGTCGCTGCACGGCAAGGAATACTCGGACAAGCAGCTGCACTACATCCCAGCGGAGTGCCTTGCGCCGATGATGGAGACACACACCCTGTCTTCTATCGTTGATTACATCGCAAACGGAACGGACGATGATGCCGAGGACATCAACAACCGCTATGTTATTCACATCGAGGATTTCAACAGGGTAAGCCTGAAGCATGAGCTGAACAGCGATAAGGAACGCGAGACTTTGATGATTGCACGAGACGAAACCGCGACATTCCCGTTCGGACGCTATATGAGCGTTGAGGGCTTTATTGTAGCCATGCAGGCGTATTTTTTGCAGGATGACACCGCAAATGAGCTTGTAAAGCTGGTTTCTCACGTGACAGATACCAATTCTGTGACACAGAGCGATGACGGCACTACGCAGACGGTCACGGCAAAGACTGGTATCTTGACTGCATCGCAGGTGGCAATCCCGAATCCCGTGCAGCTTGCACCGCTGTGCACATTCAGTGATGTGGAACAGCCAATGCGGCGCTTCGTGTTCCGGCTGAAGGGCGGCGAGGATGGCGTAAGCGCTGCACTGTTTGAAGCTGACGGAAACGCGTGGAAAAATACTGCTATCCGGAACATCAAGGCGTATTTTGAGCGTGAGATTCCGCAGGAATTGCGCGATGACGTTATTATTCTCGCATAACAAAGATTATCTTGCCGGGGGGAGAAATCCCTCGGCAGAAAGGAGCAAACAGTGAGCAGCAAGAGACCTTTCTTCCCGTTGTTCTTCAAGGACAGGGATAAGCTGAAATACCTGTCGGCAGAGCAGCGCGGAGAACTGCTCACAGCTCTGTTCGACTACGCAGCGGACGGAAACGTCCCTGCGCTTGATGGTCTCGTCGGTTTTGCGTTTGAGGTATTTCGAGAAGGAATAGACACATCGCTGGAAAAATACGAAGAAACTTGCGAAAGAAACCGAGAAAACGGACGCAAGGGCGGACGGCCAAAGAAAAACCCAACGGTTTCTGAAAAAACCGACCGGTTTTCTGAGGGGCAAAATAAAAACCCAGCAAAACCCAAAGAAACCCAAAAAACCGAAACAGAAGAGAGAAGCAGAAGAGAGAAGAAAGAAGTAGAAGGAGAAGATGAAGCAGAAGGAGAAGCAGAAGAGTGCAGCCGGGGCGCACATACTGACGCTGATTCTGATGCTGATATGGCAATCAGGAATTACTTTGCTGATAAGGTTGGCAGAGAACCATCACAGGAATTTATTCGGTCAGCAGAACAAACAGGGCTGTCGGTAGGCTACATATGCGCGGCGATAGATAAGAGCACCGGCGCAAACGTACCGGAAGGGTATGCAACGAACATTCTGCGCCGCTGGGCGTCAGACGGCGTGCCAAGCAACGTGCATCCGGTCACAGCACCCAACGCGCCGCTGGAACCTTGGGAACAGGACTGGCTGGCGGAATACAAGGCAATGACTAGCAATGCAAATATCTACAATGACGAGACAATTTAAAGCAAGACAGGAGGTTGAGCGAGATGAAAAAGGTAGAAGATGTGAAAGATGCGCTTAAAAGGTGCTTGCGGCTAAGCGAATCGCAGTGCGAAGGATGCCCGTACAGTCTCGAGGAAGGCAGATGCACGAGGGAATTGATGCAAGATGTGATGCAGTTGATTGGTACACCCGCAGTGAAAAAATACACGGTATTTGAGATCATTCGGTTGGTACAGGATGTCGTAAGTGATGAGATTTGCGGCTTGTCCGAAGAAGAAGTAGCGACTGCATACGAAATCGAGCGGAGCATTATCGCAGAGCTGGTGAAGGAGGACGGCTGTGAAACGAACATTTGAATTGGAAGCACGTGCAAATCAAGATGGCTACGGCGTCACGCTGCGAATTAACGGCAGAGCTTTTGCGGCATCAGCAGTTATTGCGAACGGCGATACGGCCGGCAGTACATACCAGCAGATTGCAGCACAGTTGGCTGAGGTTTACGGGGACATCGACAGAAAGCCGGAGTGCGCGGACATCGCAGAGGTGCAGGAGCAGGTATATTTTGCGATCTGCTCGCTGAACAAGATTGCAAAACTGGGAGGATAGCATGAAAATTGAGACAGCAATTGAAAACTTGCAGGTAATGATTGACTGCAATGAGAAATATGAAGCATTTTTAGCCGAAGAAGATGACAGCGACGAGGAACTGCACGATACGGAGCTGACACTGGAGACGCTGCGCATGGCGAAGCGGGCCCTGGAAGAAAAGCCGCGCTGGATTCCGTGCAGCGAACGCCTGCCGGAAATGCAGGAATACGATCATTGCGGCAACGTGCTGCGAGAATCGAACAGGGTTTTGTTTTCTGCTGCTGGCAGAGTCCGTACTGGCTGCTGTGTACGCTTTGATGACAATAAGCTGCACTGGGAGACAAAGGGCAGGTTTGTGTGTGAGGAGGACGTGACCGCATGGATGCCGCTGCCGGAAGTGTACAGCGAGGAGGATTAACATGATAAAGACAAGACCGAGAGATTACTTGACAGAAAGCGAGCTGCTTTGCCAGCTGGCAGAAGAGAGTGCGGAACTGGCGCAGGCGGCACTCAAGGAACGCCGCGCACTTACGAACGATAACCCGACACCGGTATCATACACCGACGCCCGCAGCAACTTGATCGAGGAAGTTGCAGACGTTTTCGTGTGCTTGAGCGAATTACTCGAGCTGCACGACTGGGAAGAAGTCGCGAATATCCGAGAGGAAAAGGAAAACCGCTGGATGCAGCGGCTGGAAGAAAGGAATAACAATGAAACGGCCTTGTGACACGTGCGGAGCAACCGCGTGCGCAGCTGGCCGCGGATACGACTGGAAGCGGTGCGAAAGATACAAGACTTGGTTACACGAGTGCTGGAAGGTTTTGCCTGACGCTGCGCGTAGGCTGGGTCACATCAATTGGATGCTTCGACATCTGCGACTGAAAGAAAGAACGGAGGATGAGCATTGAATTGGGTCAAAGAAGCGGAGGCAAAGTTGCGTGACTACACAGCGAAAGAACAGTCACTCGAATCGGTGACAGAGTGTATTGCGCAGCTGCGAGCAGAGATGACTTGCGTGCGATCGGCAACAACAGATGGCACGGCGGTACATGGCGGCGGAAATTGCCGCGAGGATGCGCTTCTGAATAACATTTCTGAACGGACAGAGTTGGAACGGGCAAAACAGAGGACAGCAGAATGGGTAGAGTGGGTGAATAAAGCCCTCAGAGCCCTGTCAGACGCAGATAGACATTTGTTGGACATGTTTTACATCAACAGACACAAAGGACACGTAGAGCGGCTCTGTGAAGAGTTGCATGTGGAAAAGTCCGAAGTATATCGGCGGAAAGAAAAAGCATTACGGCGTTTTACGCTGGCACTGTATGGCGAGGTAGAAACGTAAAGTTGGGAAAAAAACGGGACGATTTTTCCGAAAATGCGTGTTATACTGGTAATGTCCAAAAGGTGAACGAAGCGGGACGGGAACCCGTTTTACACCGCAAACGCATTGGATTTCCTTTTTTCTCCGGTAATACGAAACCGAAATGACACATACCTTACTTGTCAAATTTCCCTGACAGCCGGGAAAGACCGGCGATACGCTGCTGTAGCTTCAGTGGTAGAGCAGCCGACTCGTAATCGGCAGGGCGTTGGTTCAAATCCAACCTGCAGCTCCAATGACATTTTGTCATGGCATATTATTTAAATCTCCTTTCAGCGGGCCGCTCCAATCGGGGCGGCTTTGCTATGTATAAAAAAGCCGAGGATTACTCCCCGGCCTTTAACTTGATGATGATTTGTTGATTTTCGGAGTCAACTACTTTTTCCAGTGGAAGTGGATTGCCATTATCGTCCAGAAAACCAACGGTGCGAACTTCTGTGCAGCCAAGGTTTACGGAATAACTTGAAACATAACCGTTTCCACCTTTTTTGGGAGAAAGTTTGATAGGTTTTATTTGCATATTCAACGTTCCTTTCGGTTATTCAGATAGAAACATAAGATCAACAGAGCAAACTTCACAATATCCAAGACTGACGGATGAGAAAGGTCTCCATCGAGAATGTTCAGCACGACAAGAGCAGACAACAAAAAGTTTATAGATTTCTTGTTCATATTTTTTTCAGAATGTGGTATAATAAAATCCCTTAAGGGGGAGGGAGACTTTGCTCCCTCCGTGGACTTACTTCTTTTTCTTGTGCTTTTTCTTGGTAAGCTGGCGGGCCGTCAAGACTAAGACAAGAATTTCAAGTAAGTCCTTTGCTATCTCTAGCAAATCATGGATTTTATCCATTCCGTTTACCTCCTTTCCATGATTTAATTATACTATTACGTTACGTAAAAGTCAAGCGATTCTCGATAAAAAGTTCAAAAATATTTAAATTATTTCAACCGTCTACGGATTTCGTGGGCGGTTTTGTTATGCTCAGAAAGGCAGGTGAGTGGCATGACAGAAAAACAGAAACGATTTTGCGACGAATATCTGATTGACTGTAATGCCACTCGGGCTTACAAAGCGGTTTATCGAAACATTAAGAGCGATGCCGTCGCAGCAACCAATGGAGGGCGATTGCTCAGAAATGCTGAGGTTCAAAAGTATATTTCTGACCAGGCGGAAAAGCTTCACAGCGAAAAAACCGCAGACGCCCAAGAGGTCATGGAATACCTGACAAGTGTTATGCGTGGTGAATCTCAGTCAAGTGTACTGTGCTTGATAGGTGATGGAATGCAGGAAGCAATAGAAAAACGTCCTGATGAAAAGGAACGGCTGAAAGCTGCTGAATTGCTTGGCAAACGATATGGCTTGTATACGGATAAGGTAGACATAGATGCTGACATGGACTTGAACATCAACATTGACTACGGTGACGATACAGGATGAACATTGTGATACAAGCAAATGCATGCTTTCGCGATGCCGACCAGAGCCGCAAGAGATACATCGTGATGAAAGGTTCGGCAGGATCGGGAAAATCTGTAGATACT